GGTTGATCGATTTAGACAAGCTCCAGTGCCTTACAGACGCGGATACCGTGGGCCTATCTACGGCCAAGCACCACAAATGTTTGGCAGAATGTTAGCCAACAGAACCGGGATCGGATCTATACCGTTTGCTGGTCCTAGAATGCAAAACTTAATGACTAGAGGATTTACAAGGCTGGGTCAGTTTGGACAACGCCTCCCCGGCGGAAGACGCTTGGGTAATTTTTTAAACCGTATAGCGCGTCCTATTAATCGTATGACCGACATGCAAGACACGCTTGCCAACATGACAAACCCAATGGCAATGGCAGGACAATTTGCTGGTGGGCAACGCAGAGGCAGCGGAGGGCCGCTTGGATTTGGGATCATGGGACGACGACGAGGCCAAGGCACAGGCAGAGGCGGCATTCTAGGCTTGGGACTTTTCAGGGGAGGCCAAGGCCGGGGTGCAACTGGCTTCAGCCAGATGACTCCCATGGAGCGATTCTCAAGGCAACAGTATCTTGAGACTGCTGGTCCAATAAGTTCAGGAATGGACATGGACACTTACGGATTTGGCCAAAGTATTCAGCGACCTGATGCTGCGGGAATTGCAGCAGGCGTTAATAGACAGGTTATAGAGAGTTTGCCGTTTGAGCAACGCAATGTCAGCGGACCTGCTGGACAAAACTATTATCAGCTGGTTGATAAGGCGACTGGTAACGTCTTCATGCAAGGCCAACACCACCCGGACTACAAACCCTCTGGCCCTAGACTACAAAGGATTGGCGGCGGACTATGAGCAAAGGATGCCACAAGTGTAGGCATCCAGACAAACTAGTCAGCTCGATACTCACCCACAGTTTGAAGCTCAATCGTTGCGGTGGTTCCACAAGTAATCCAGAGCAGCAAACTGTATCAAGACTAAAGACGAGTAAATCATAACGAAGATAAATATCGTCATCGTTGCATTTCGGCGGTCATAACCTTGTCCTCCACGTTTGTGCCGTCAGTCAGGACATGTGGGCTGACATCTCGATTGACTACAGAGTCTCTTACGAATACCACGCGACTGCCTCTTGGCTTGTCCTTCCACTCATCGCTCTGGTAGAAGCGCTCGTCCTTGAGCGTTCTGAAGTGCCACTTGCGGTAATGGCTCTCAGTTTTCTTGGATGAAAATCCCCTTGGACCTCTCAACGTCATGGGGGTTGTGCCTTTTATCTTGTTAGGACTCTTTGACAGCTTGACGACATTGTCTTTCTTAAACGGCACGCCTTTGTGAAGCACCTCATCACCCAGAGCTTGGCAGTACACCATTATTGAGCAGATCAGTTTGCACATACTAATAAGAGAGGTCAGCGTTTCTAACACGAAATCTTCATCGGCTGAGTCAATTCCAGCAAAGTTAAAACGCGGATTATTTAACGCGCTTTCAAAAAATCTTTTGAGTGCTTCAGGATCTCGATCAGAATTAACTGCGTCTAAAAACATTTCCTTGGTGAGCGACATGTAAAGCGATCCAGCTCTCAAACTAATTTCTGTTTGGCACTTATAAAAAGTGTCAATGCCAAACTCATCATCCAAACCATCAGTCCATTCTTGAAATGAGTCTGCGCTATTGTCAGAAGATTCGTTTTGATATTCCAAAAACTTTGCATACTGGTTTGTCATATCTCTTGTTATCACTTCGTACATTGCTGCCGTAATCTCGTCACGACATCTCGTTTTCAGTGCGTCTACGACGTAATTAAACAAAGTTAAATCTCTTTCCATCTCAGAGCTTATTGAAATCTGCATAGAAGGGAAAGTCGTTCCGTCTATCTCAAAACCCTCTGGCATCATAAGTATGAAGTCTTTCAAAAAAGCGTCTAACTCAAAACCATCAAGATGGTAATCAGCTTCAAATATGCTTGTTAACAAGTCAGCAGACTCTGGATAAATTACGACTCGATCAGTCTCAGAATAAAAATATTGTTCCATCGACATTGCTTCAAAATCTGCTTGTATTCTGGCGATACCTTGCTCCCTGCTTTCTCCTGCCAATTTATCCCACGCGCACAGGTCGCCGCTAAGCTCAAAAATTCTGTGTAGCTCATCATTCCCTTCAAAAATAACGTGCGGACAAGTTTCTGGGTTTGCAAGATCGTATTTTGAGGCGTTAAAATTCACAAATTTTATCTTGTCGTACCGCTCAGAAAGAACTGGTGCAGATGTCGCCCACGCTCCTTCAAGATCTAACGAATGAAGCATCATGCTTGATAGCATAAAGTTTGCTCCAAGGTTTGCACCCATTCCTCTGGAAATTTGAGCCTCGCAAGCTAGGTAAGACTCTGCTGTCCAATTGTCCATTTTTATCATTTTGGCAAACGTGGGAGAAAAAGCTTTTTTCCAATGATGTTTTTTACATATACCTTTAACTTGTTTCAGAACTTTTTTCATTGACTTCAATTGCCAGCTATTAACTCTGGACTTTCGCATTGGCTTATATCCCTTCATGCCACCCTCCGTGTTTTGCCGCGTACAATCTTGAGCGGCTGAAAGTTCCTGTCGAGTTCAGACATCTTAATCTTAAACCGTTTGTTGAGTCCGCCGATTGGTCCCTGCTCTACCAAGCTGGCCCACTTACGCCCGCGCTTGAGTAGAATCACAACTCGGTATCCGCCGTGGTTGCGATACATAGTCCCAAGCTCGTAGCCTTTGCTGTCGAGCCAACCTTGAGTAATCTTGTTAGGTAGTTTCATCGCCTGCCTCCTATCTGAACTGCGCGTCGAATTTTTTTGTTCTTACCGTAGTAATCGTCCACGGCGCATCTTTCGACCTGATCGATACAGATCGCTTCATCCCTGCCGCCTTTGATTACCAAGAAGTGTGAGCCAGTCATAAGTAGATAGCTTCTGCCTTTGACTGTACATTCATCAACAAACCTGCGGACGGTCATCCGCCTGTCATAGTTGATCTTCTTTTTCTTCAAGCCAAAATGCTTGAGAGCTGCACCAAAGATGTGAGGCTCGTAGGCTGAACCTTGCCAGTTGGCTGGCCTGTTATAAGTCTTCTTGTACCAGTCGAACACAGATTGTAACGACCTGCCGCTCAACTCGGCCAGTGCGTAAATACCGCAGCAACCCATCGTGCTGGCATCTTTCCCGTTGATCAATTCCGTCATATTCATATCTCCGTTTTTGTGAATATACAGACAGCCTACCACATGCCGTGTCTAGATGCAACTTTATATACATGAACATAATGTTAAATAAACGCTTGCACATCGACACGCAATCCTTATAATGGTCACATTGATTAACGAAACCGGAGAAAAAAATGTTTGAAGTAAACCAGATCGTAAAGGGCAAAGTAGCAGGACACTTCGTAGTGTTAGGCTTCAGAACAATTGGCGGAGAAGACTACGCTCAGCTCAAGTCTGTAGATCCTAGCGACTACACTAAGACGGCTTCCGGCGAGCTTGCTCTTCCCATCGAATCTTTGGAGGCAGCGTGAAAGAAGTCAGACACAACGTGCATTCGCTTTCTCGCAAGGAAGAGAAGGCGAACAAAAAAATTCGCAAGACCAAGCAGCGACGAATCGACAAGCAATTTGTTAAGGGGTTTTAAGTGAGCGCAGCATTAAAGAAAGTTTTTTACAATCGCGTGCGGCGTACCTGCCGCAAGCATGACATTGATATTCAGCTTGAGGGTGCGCCAAAAAATTATCGCTCAGTGCAGTTGCTTAAAGATGGGCAGCTGCTGCTGGGAGATTACGCGCAGGGACGCGAGCCGCTCAACATCGATTGGCAGCGTTTGCATGACGAGCTGACCAAGTACGGTTTTGTTGGAGGCATCAAGTGAGCAATCCTAAAAAACAGATCCGCAACATTTATGGCTACTGTCGCGTGTCTACCATCGAGCAGTCTGAGAACGGAATCTCAATCGACACTCAGAAGGAATTGATCTCTGAGTTTGTTAAAGAGAAATTCAACAAAGAAGTGAACGGATGGTTTGCAGACTCTGGAGTCTCAGGCACTGTTCCGATTCTGGAGCGCGATCAATGTCGAGCCATGACAGATGTGATGGATGAGTACGATATTATTGTTGCAACCAGAATGGACCGACTGTCTAGAAGCTGCAAAGATTTGATGGCGACCATTCCGCACTTTGAAGAATGCGGCGTGACCTTTTATCTTTGTGAGCAGTTTGGTGACATGCCAATTGTTTACCCCAAGGAGATTGCCGCCAAGGGACTGAACTCGAAATACGACATGAACGCCTTGGTCAACCAGATCATGCTGATGGTTTTATCTGCGGTTGCCGAGATGGAGTTTGAGAACACTAAGAAGAAGTTTGCCGAGGGCAAAATCTCTTGGGCGCAACGTGGGTATTCGATTGGTGGATCGGCGCCGTTTGGTTATTGCTTTGAAGAAGAAAAGCTCAAGCATGGCAATCGAATGAAAACCAGAAAGAAGCTGGTTGAGGTTCCTGAAGAGCAGGCCGTGATCAAGACAATCCACCAGTGTAAGAAGCGCGGTCTTGGCGTGCGACGAATTGCCAAGCAGGTTGCCAACACCCACGCTGGGTTTGAACATTTTTCTCCTAACAAAGTTGATAAAATTTTGAATCGCAAGTTTCAGGGTTTGGGTTCAAACTTGACCTAAATGAGTTAGAATCTAGCCATGACGAGCAAACAAAAAATTGAAGCTGCTATAGTCAAGCTTGACGCGATCTTGCTTTTGGACTTCATTACCCAGCCTGTAAGAGAAGAGCTTACTAACGTCAAAACGCAACTCGAAAGTGCGAAGGCGGATCTTTAATGGCTAACATTAACGGATGGGGCAGAGGCACATGGAACGAAGGTGCTTGGGGTACTGCTCTTCCTGTTGAGCCGACTGGTCAGGCTATTACCTCTGGTCTTGGCACAGTCACGACTCAGGGCGATAACAATATTTCTGTTACTGGCTTTTCCATTACATCCGGCATTGGCTCGTTAACTGTTACTGGTGTTGCGAATGTTTCACCCACAGGGCTTGCAACCACTTCTGGATTAGGCACGCTGTCCGTGAATGCGGCGGCGAATGTTTCACCCACAGGA